ATCAGAGGCGGAGAAGTTCAACACACAGGTGTTGTACCATTCCTTAAAAAGTTTGAATCGACTGTCCGGTGTTGTACACAAAATGGAATACGAGGTGGCTCAGCGACTGTCCACTTCCCAATCTGGCACCAAGAAATCGAAGACATCATTGTTCTGAAGAACAACAAAGGTACAGAAGATAATCGCGTAAGAAAACTTGACTACTCCATTCAAATCTCTAAACTCTTCTACGAACGATTCATCGCAGACGGAGACATCACACTCTTCTCGCCTCACGATGTTCCAGGTCTTTATGATTCTTTTGGTACTGATGGATTTGATGATCTCTATACAACTTATGAATCTGATGGATCTATCCCAAAGAAAACTATCAAAGCTCAAGAACTTATTTTAAACCTTCTGAAAGAAAGAGCAGAGACTGGTCGTATCTACTTAATGAACATTGACCATTGTAATTCTCATTCATCTTTCAAGGATAAAGTTGAGATGAGTAATCTTTGTCAGGAAATCACTCTTCCCACATATCCTCTAAATCACATTGATGATGAGTATGGGGAGATTGCTCTCTGCATTCTTTCTGCAATCAATGTCGGAAAAGTCAAGTCTGATGAAGAACTAGAGAATCTATGTGACCTATCCGTCCGTGGTTTAGAAGAACTGATTGACTATCAGAAGTATCCTATTAAGGCAGCAGAGATCGCTACAAAGGCACGTAGATCCCTTGGAGTAGGTTTTATTGGCCTTGCTCACTATCTTGCTAAACTTGGGTTCGCTTACGACTCTCAAGAAGCGTGGGATGCTGTTCATGGACTCACCGAGAATTTCCAATACTTCCTGCTAAAAGCATCAAACCAACTTGCAAAAGAGAAAGGGCACTGTGAATACTTCGGTCGCACTAAGTATGCAGATGGAATTCTTCCTATCGATACATATAAGAAGGATGTAGACGAAATCTCTAATTTGGAGTACGAACGTGATTGGGAATCTCTTAGGTTATCTATCTTGGAGCATGGACTCCGACACAGCACACTGTCCGCACAAATGCCTTCGGAGAGCAGTTCCGTTGTGTCAAACGCAACCAATGGAATCGAACCACCTCGCGGATACTTGTCCATTAAAAAATCAAAGAAAGGACCTCTTAAGCAGATTGTTCCTCAATACAACTCGCTAAAGAATAACTATACTTTACTTTGGGATATGCCTGATAATAGTGGGTATATTAAAATTGTTTCAGTTATCCAGAAGTTCTTTGACCAAGCAATTTCTGGAAATTGGTCCTATAATCCAGAACACTTCCCTGATAACGAAGTACCTGTTTCTGTTATGGCTCAAGACTTCCTCACTACTTACAAGTATGGATGGAAGACAAGTTACTATCAGAATACATATGATATCAAGACTGATGAAGTCAAAGATGATGATAGAGAAAGTGTTGAGTCTTTGCTCAATGAACTCTTAACAGCAGACGAAGAAGACTGCGAATCTTGTAAACTCTAATTTTATTAAATACTCTTATGGAGTTTGAGTCGGTAAGTTAACAAAGCGTAAACAAAGCGTAAACAAAGGAGACATAGATGAAGGCAGACTTTAAAGTAGATAGGGCGTACAGTTCTAATGAAGCAGCAGAAAGAATGACGGTAGATAGAATGACGGTATTCAATACCGATCAAGTAAATACGTTGAAACAACCAATGTTTCTTGGAGCTCCTCTGGGGATTCAAAGATACGATTCGTACAAGTATCCAGTTTTTGATAAACTTACTACACAACAGTTAGGATATTTCTGGAGACCTGAAGAAGTTTCTCTTCAAAAGGATCGTGGAGATTATCAAACTTTAACCCCAGAACAAAAACACATTTATACTTCTAACTTGAAGTATCAAATTATGCTTGATTCTGTTCAAGGTCGTGGACCTGGTATGGCGTTTATTCCATATTGCTCCTTACCAGAATTAGAAGCTTGCATGGAAGTGTGGGGATTTATGGAAATGATCCATAGTCGATCTTACACATACATTATTAAAAACGTTTATTCAGATCCTTCTGAGGTATTTGATCAAATCATTACTGACGAACGCATTATAGAACGTGCTAGTAGCGTTACAGAAGCATATGATGATTTCATTAATAGTGCTCAAATGTGGGGCACTGGAAACTTATGGCATAGTGATTTCAAAGATTCGCCAAGTTCTATGTGGGAGATTAAAGATGTTAAAAGAAAGCTCTACAGAGCAGTCGCAAACGTCAATATCCTGGAAGGAATTCGGTTTTATGTTTCTTTTGCTTGCAGTTTTGCTTTTGGTGAACTTAAACTCATGGAAGGTTCAGCAAAAATTATCTCCCTTATTGCTAGAGATGAAAATCAACACCTCGCCATTACTCAAAACATCCTGAACAAGTGGAGACAGGGTGATGATCCTGAAATGCAACAGATCATGAAGGAAGAAGAGGAGTGGACCTATAAGGCATTTGATCGCGCAGTCAATGAGGAGAAGCGTTGGGCAGACTATCTGTTCAAAAATGGTAGTATGATTGGTCTGAATGATAAACTTCTTCAGCAGTATGTTGAGTGGGTTGCTAATCGCCGCCTTAAAGCACTTGGTCTAAAACCACAGTATGATATTGCTGCAAGAAATAATCCTCTACCCTGGACACAACATTGGATCTCTTCCAAGGGATTGCAAGTTGCACCACAGGAAACAGAGGTTGAGTCCTATGTCGTAGGTGGAATTAAACAAGATGTTAAAAAAGATACTTTCGCTGGTTTCCAACTTTAAGAAAGAAACGAAACCTTCAAGAGAAGAACAAGATGCTTTTAAGTATGAAGCTTTAAAGTATTACAAATACATAGAAGCAAAGAAGTGTGACGATTTTATATTTGAAAATCGTGACTTTGATGACTAAGTGTATAATATGTGCTTAAATAGGGGGAGAAATCCTCCTATTTTTTTATGCCTAAAAATCAAATAGAGAAAGAAGAAATGAAAGTCCGTGTAATGAAACTGAAGCATCAGGTAGATATGGAGGGTGATGATGTATGGCAGGGAGAACGAGATCTTGCCCATAAATACCTGAATAAGGTATTAGACATTATTAATGAGTACAGATACTGATTATGAAAATCCTTGGATTTACATGGAACGAGCTTTTAATAGTAGCGATGTTCATGACTATTATGGTTTTGTTTATAACATTACCAATCTCATCAACAAACGACAGTACATTGGGAGAAAGTATTTTTGGCAGCATAGAACGCCTAAAGGAAAGAAACGAAAAGTAAAATCTGAATCTGATTGGAAAAAATATTATGGGTCTTGTCCAGAACTCAAAGAAGAAATTAAAAAATATGGTAGAGAGAACTTTAGTAGGACTATCCTCTCTCTTCATAAGACACCTGGCAAAACAAATTTTGAAGAAACGCGCCAACTCTTCGCTCACAACGTCCTCACAGAGGCCCTTGACGACGGAACCCCTGCCTACTACAATAGCAATATCCTCTCAAGGTACTTCAAAAAAGATTATTATGGATCAGACAATCGAAGTGGTTACAGCGACCCGTGAGTGGGTTATGGATCGCTTAGCAGATCCAGATCTTGAATACAAAGACGCAATGGCTCTTGCTGATGAATTCAAAGAATGGATTAATCCTAAAGAAGATGAGATCGACATCTTGAGTATTCCAAAATGATGAGAAAATCTATGTTTATTACTATTGCAACAACTTCTGCAGCAGTATTAACTGCCGCAACTGTTGCTATCCTTCCTGAAAAAAACCCAGTGGTTCCAATCCCTGTTGTTCCATATGAGGCACCTCCTCCGGTACAACAAAAATATGTTTGTAATGATTGTACTATCAATGAGGCAATTACTCTTTCATTCCTTCAGGAAAGAGGAATTGAAGACAAAGCAGCTCTTGCTACCGTTATGGGTAACATTAAGCAGGAAAGTAACTTCGTTCCTAACATCTGCGAGGGTGGTGCTAAGGTTCCTTATGCAAGTTGCACCAAAGGTGGTTATGGTCTAATTCAATGGACATCTGAAAAAAGATATCTTGGATTGGGTCTCTTTGCTAACAACTATGATGGAGATCCTAGTGAATTGGGAACTCAACTTAGG